GAAGTAACCTTACCACCTTGAGCATTGCTTGTGCTTTGAGATATTGCAAAAGTACCTACGTTAGTAGAATTACCAGCATCCTGATATTTAAACAATTCAGTTCCATTAGTGATCGACAAGTCGGGCAAATCTTGATGGAGACAAGTTAGTGTTACAGCAATATTGTTTGCGTAGTTCGGGCTAAATACCCTGTGCTGGTCAGTCGTAGTAGACCTTTCTACACTTGTACTATAGCTTTCAATAAAACCAGTAGAGCAAACAACGCCGCAAACTGTGCTTCCGCCTGTGGCTGTGCTTAAGGTTCCTACGACATCTGCTGTCATAGCGCCAGCTCCCGATACATCGAATATAGCTACTACAGTCGAGGGACTGTTATCAATGGCTGATACATCTACTAAGTGTGTTCTTACTGCTGCTGAATTACCGTAAGTTAAGTTTGTCCACGACCTTACTCCTTCATCAGAAGTAGAACCAAGAAGAACTATAAGCGTGTTAGCCTCTGCTGGTACAACAACATCCTCATAGATTTTTGTGGCTGTAGAGCCGCCTGTTGATGAGTAGCCTTTTGTTTGGGCTGTTATAATTGTTGGCTTTGGCATTATTAACCCCCGCGAGTTTCGCTAATCCATACTTGACTTGTACCGATAACAGTAGTCTGGTCAGAAGCCGAGCCGCTTACAACAAAGAAGGGGGTTAAAACAACTTCTTTAATAGCGTCTGCTGTAAATGATTCAATCAAAGTCCAGTGCTTACCCTCTACGCTACCCCAAAGATATACAGTAGTGTCGCCGTAATCAACTTGTATTATACCTTGACCACTGCTGCGCGATAAGCGTGGTGAAAAATCTGTTCCTGCTGTTAATTTTGCCATTTTCTTTTACCTGTTGTTTAATTTGTTAAATTTAATTAATTGACCGTAATCTTGCACACTGAACACCGTAAACAGAGCTAGAGTCACCAACGCTAACAAACCCATACGCAGATATACCAGCGGCGCCGCCAGCGTTTGTTCCAAATCTAACTCGGTCATTTACATTAAACGTGTGCTCTATTTCATCTTCCGTTGTGTCGTCACCGCCAGTTAGTATGTCGCTTGTATGAATTGAAGTGTAGTTAGCTCCGTTATCTGTAGATTTATATATTGTAAGGCTAGCACTTTCAGTAAAACCACCATAACTATGGTAGAAAAGCCTATAGGTTAGTCTAACTGTACCTTGTGCTCTAAACTTGAAGTACGCATCTCTGTCGCCACCCTTATCCGCGCCAGAGGTACTGCCGATATTAAACTGTCCAATAACGTAATTGCCGACTGTCATTGCCTTTTTTTCTAATGCTGCTGGGTCTATTCTAGTGGCTCCAGATGCGGCTTGCGCTATGGCTTCTGGGTTGTCCTTTAAAGCCTGCATAAGCTGCTGAGTTAAAGGGGCGTCTACCTGCACCTCTGTGTCTGATATATCTCTGTAAGTAGTCATTTTACTCTCCTAAATAATTATGTATGGCTCTTGCCCACCAGACATTCTTGGCAGTTTAGTCAATCTTACTCTTAAAACATTACCACCAGCAGCGTTTGGCGATGCCGTAAGTATTTCATTGGCAGCGTAGCTATTATGTGAATCGCCTACTAATTCACCACTTTCTGCGTTCGATGTGACCGTTATAGAGGTTATTTCACCAGATGACTGGGTGTAAGTTGCAGTCAAGTTTCTGGTATTAGATGCCGCACCTGTGCTTGACTCATCTGGTTTAAATTCTAAAGTCTCACCATTTGTAAACCCTGAACCACCATCTATTATAGAGAGTGTAACGTGATTATGGTCGCATATAAACGCATTTGTAGACCTTAGACCTACATACGGGTCTAAAGATGTTCCTGTGCCGCCTGTAGCGTCATTTACAGAGTTATAACCTGCGCTAGTATTGTCAGCGGCATCCTTATCAAAACCACCTACAGTGTTAGTAGTAATCTCTGCAAAGTTAACAGTACCAAACCTAAATTGCTTAGCTTTTATTTCGTAACACTGTTTTTTCGAGTCAAACTTATTAGATAGGCATTGCATTTCCAGCCTTTCTATATCGCCATTAGGGTCTAACAAGTGCCTAGTTCTTATATAAAAATGATCGCCTGTACTCAATATAGCTCTTGAGGCGTCAAGTTTGAAAGTTATTGTTTTAGGTGTCTTTTTAAATCTACCTAAAACTCTTTGCGATACACTGGTTGCAGTTGATGTATCTTTTATACCCCAAGAGTAGATAATTTTGTTAGCGCCTTTACCATATTCATCAGGAGTCTCACTGTCTGAATCTATAGCTATGTATAAGTTTTTGTAACTTTTAGGCTTATCCCTATCAGATGTGTGATTTCTTATATTGTAGTAATAGTAAACACGCGAAACCCTTTCCTTTTCAGAGTTTATTATCTTGACACTATCCTCTACTATTTCTTCATCAGTAATAGTTAATATCGTGTTGACATCTAACTCAGGCGTTTCTGCCCTCATCACTACTTTACTACTTTTATCCTCATAAAAAAAGTTTACACCGACCATAGAGCCTAGCTGTGATAATTGCTTATTAACCTCTTTAGGCTCACTTAATATGGCATCTACTCTAAGTGAGGATAGCCAACTTGTGCGCTCATCAGCCCAGCTATACTTGCCCCCAGAAAGGTTGTTAATAGCTGATGCAGGTATGCCAGCTTCATTTACTAAAAGTTGATACGCTACATCGTTTATAGTTACCGAGCTACCAGTTCCATCGTAAGTTCCAAAAAAAGTACACTTTTGTACAATATCATTTACATCGTGATTCTCATTTCCGTGCTTAGTTCCCCACTCATCGCGGTTAGTTATATCTATTGCTGCGTGATTAGAGTCTATATGAACCTGATATTTTAGTATTTCATCATTGATTCTAACAAACCCAACCTCATCATTAGCACCAAAATAATTAGTAACCTTAGCAACATCTAAGGGATTTGTGTGGTCTATAGTAATACCGTCATATTTTAAGGCAACGTGGTTAGGCGTTTGGCCACCAGTAATTGATGCCCCTAATGAGAAGTTAGAAGGTGTTGGAACTAAAGATTTTAATTCTTCTGCTAGAGATAAAGGGTCTTTACATTTTATGGTTAAGACATCTTTATCTAAAGACATACTACTTATAATGTAAGACCTAACCCCACCGTAGAACTGCTCTCTACCTGCCTGATCTATGTAACCATCGCTAATTCTAATTGGCCTGTTAATGTAATGCGGGTTACGGCGCATTAACTTTTGAAAATATGACCCATTCTCTAAAGCTATTACATTTCTTGTTTCGAAATACGGGTCTACTTCCGCCCCAGTGTCATAAAAATCTCTTAACTTTATAGTTACATTAGCCCTTACCGATACACCCTTTGTTGGTTGTATTTCAACTGGCGCGCTGGTAACGGAAATAATAGCAGGAAGGGCTTTTATATTAGGAAGCGTATTGCCTACTTCAGAAGTAAATTTGTAGCCCAAAGTTCCATTACTAGACCTATTGTAGTTTGTAGGGTCTTGGCAAGTTTCTTTTGTGTTATAGCACTCAAAACCAGAACCACCTGACGCTTGGCAAGTTGATACAGTATCATCAACGCCATACTGGTTATCACAGAAATCTAAAAACATCTCTACAAGCTGTACAGGATTTCTAGGGGACAATCTATGAGCGCCGCCAAACAAATACGAACCAGTTATCTCACTAATAGTCGGTGGAGCCGCTGGCGGAACTGGCTGCGGGTCTGGGTCAGGCTCAGGCGGCGGTGGCAGAACAGGCGGCGTTGTTGGGTCTGATGGCTGCTCTGGCGACGGCGGCGAAGTAGGTGGGTCAACATCAATGTCTGGTGGCTCATTAGAGAATGGCTGCGATGTATCTAAACAGTTAAGTCTATACTTTGCATTAAGGTAGCCTTCGGCTTTTTGTATTTCTTCTTCATCAAGCCGCCTGTTAAAGACTAAAACCTCATAAAGCGCCCCTCTTGAAGATGTAGATTGAATTTCTGACGCAGAAAATCCGTCAGACATAAAACAAAACCTAAACGTACTAGGCATTTTCATAACTTCTAAGTCACACTGCTTAACACCATTAACTCTAAACTGACCAGCAACAGTTTCAGACATAGTAAACTGGTAAATACTGTTGTCGCCTTCCGCCCTAGCATCTGTAGGGTATGCGGCAGGGTCAACTACTGCGTTCCCGCTTGAGTTTGTGTACTTTAATCCAACATTATACTGAGTCTCTTGCCCCACACCTGATGAGCCGTAGATTAAGGTTATATCCCTTCCTTGATCGGCTTCATCAATTATCTTAAAAAAAGCATCTGTATCATCACCGTCATCATTTAAGCAGCAAGCAATAAATACAGTTGATTCCTGTATTGAAAAAATATAATCATTGGGTAGAGCGCCATCCTGTACAAGGAAGTTATCTTCATTATCTGTTTCATTGAAATAAACTCCGCCTAAGTCTGCAACCTCATCTACTCTAAATGTAGCCGCATTTACACCCTGACCTGCACCACCTGACGCATCGTAAAGAAGGTCGCCAACTTCGTAACCATAAGAGCCACCTACGTTGCGTATAGAAACAAAACCACCATTCTGTGTCGTTCCAGATATGTAAACTATACTTCTTTCGGCGGCCTTGTCTGAGTCTCCGCCTGCTAAGTTTTCGGAGCTTAATAATTTAATTTCAAATTGGCTATTTAAAGGGGCGTAATATTGATTGCCATTAGCTACTATGGATAATTTTGTAATTTGCTTACCCATAAACTTAGGTCGATAATTGAGTGTAGAAGTGAACTCGCCATCTGAATCTTCCGCTCTTAAAAAAGCGGTTATTGTGCCCTTATTCCTCCAAGAAAGTTGGCCTTTACCAATAACAGGCTTCGACACTACATAATTACTATTTACATCTGAGCCATCCCACCAGTAAGGCAGGTATGTAAGTAAGGGTTCTGGACTCCATTCTATAGTCACTCTATGTACCCCAAAGCGTTAATTTTCCAATCTAACAATGTTGGAGAACTATAACTGGGCGGCTTTAAACCTTTATCTGTTGTACAGAAATAAATTTTCTGCTGGTCTATTATTTGCTGAGCCGCTGAATCTGTTGAATAACCTTTTGTGTACATAAAGAAAAACGGATGCCGAGATAAAAAATATCCCATATACTCAATAAAAGGGTATGTTGCAGTTAATCCATTTATAGTGGTTAGTTGTGCACTATCACTTGTGGCGTATAATTCATCTTCACTAAACTTTTGCAAGTTTATAGAAAGTTTTGTAGGCACCCTTCTGACATCAGATATAAGATGATTTCCTTTGTTATTTCTTTTTATAGAGTATTCTTGTGTCGTAAATGTTGGCGGTATAAACGGGGCGCTTATCTCTACCCCAGAGGTAACCCAAACGCCAGCAGATAAAATACTAATGTAGCTATCAGGACTCCAGCTAATAGTTTCAAATCTCAACTTAACAATACTTGATATGACGCTTGAAAATACAGCGCCAAAAGGTTTATAAAAGTTATCAACTGGCTTATATGTGTTTTCTGTGTATGGAGTGCCTTCAAACTCGAAAAAGTTAGTACCGTCTGTGCTATAGGTTATTTTTAATCCCTGATTGCGAGTTAAGTTATGCCCATAAACAGCAAAGCCATTTAAAGATATTCCGGTAGGGAAGGTTAGCGTTACATCTACTTGGTCATTAAAGTTACTTACCTTGAAGCTGGTTCCAGCGTTGTCATCTAACGCATTGGTAAAAGAAAAGCCCTCTGGTGGTGGAGCGTACCCATCCACGGTTGCAGCAACATAAGATACACTGGTTGTGCCAGACCTTTTTCGCCAGTATTCGTGGTGCAGTTTGTTATCTACTAAAAGTGCTCCGGACATTATGAACCCACCAATGCGTTAATCTCAAGACCATCTTCGGTCGCTTCGTTAATAGCCTCTATGATACGTCTTGCACCCTCTGGGTCAATAGAGCCATCTACAGATACGTTTATAGGCTGTGGTGCAATAACTTCATTTATTTGATCTGCTGGCTGTATGGGTGGCGTACCTATTGATGGGGTTGCGCCACCGCCACCGCCACCGCCACCACCAGACGATGCGCCACCAGACGATGCGCCATCAAACTGCTGTGCCTGTATTTGCTTAATGCTATTCATACCTGTGCCTAAAGCGTAAGCAACCGCGGGTATCGCCATAGGCCAGCCCAACTTCACACCAGCATTGACGCCCTCAAACATATTTATTGTTGCGTTAGCAATACCAGCAGCTTTTTGCAATTTAAACATTTTTTTACTTTGACCCGCAAACGTGCCAAAAGCCTTAGCATACATACCAGTCATAAACTTGGCTTTTTGTATCTCACTTAGCTTTTCAAACTTATCTCTTTTGATTTTAGCTTGAGCTTCAAGATCGCCCAATCTTGACTTTTCTTTAAGCTCTCTTTCCTCTCTAGCTACTCTGGCATCAGACTTTTCTTGCTCTTTTTCTTCAATAACCTCTAACTCTTGATCGTACTCCGATCTAATTCTATCAAGTTTAGCTTCAAGTAATGCCTGCGCTGTACTAGCCTCAATTTCACCAGCAGCAACCATTCTAGCTATATCTTGTTGCGCTAATTGATCTTTAAGTTCTTTCTCAAACAAAGCGGCTTCTGTGAGTCTGTCTTGACGCTGAAGTTGATAAATAGCCGCTTGAGCCATTTCTTCCTCTGCGGCTAATTGGTTTGCAGCCTTGGCTTCCTCTTTTCTGGCAATTTCTTTTTGCTTGGCTTTTTCTTTTCTTTTTTCATCGTCAGCAGCAGCTTTATCTTTAGCTGCTTTTTCTTTTGCAATATCTTCCCGTAGTTTTGCTAAAGGATCTTCTCTTTCGTCATCTTCTTCAAAGTTGTAATCATCAAAATCGTCTACAAAGCCACCAGTTGCTTTTTTCTTTTCTGGCGGTGCTAAGGCATTCCTTTCTTGTTGTAGTTTTTTAAGTTTCATCTCCGCTTTCAGTCTTACATTCGCGAACATTTCCGCATCTTCTGCAAGCATCTTCTGAACAGCGATCTCTTTATCAACCTTAGCTAAACGCTCATCTGTCGTGTCAGTTACTCCGTCAGCTAAAAACCCGACAGCCTTCGCCAAACCTGTTATCGTCTGTGCAGCTAAAGATGCCAAGCCTGAAGTTTTAGCAAACCCAATTCCAAGCTGTATAAAGTTATCTTTAAGTAGGTCTGTTGCAGCAGAAAGGCCGCCGCCACCAGAAGCGCCGCCAACCTGCTCATTAATTTTGTCAAGAATTAATCCTTGCGCCACGCTTAACTTTCCAGACTCAGCTAAGGCTTTTATTTTATCTTTTTCAGCCTCAGTAAAGCTAATACCATTTCTTGTTAATGCAGATAGATTATTTATTGGATCTTCTAATGCTTTACCTAGAGACTTAGCTCCGCTGGCTGCTGTGGTTCCCATAACTGCGCCAACATCAGAAGTAAGGGCTATAGACCTTTTAAATACATCTCCCTGTACCGCTTTAAAGGTCAGCATAATGCCTTGCGCGTTTCTAATATCCTCTGCACTAGCCATTGTATCTCTGGCAGACGCCACCGCCATATCATTTAATTGACTTGCAGAAAATCCTGCTGCACCACCTGTAGCCTTTACTACAGCTTGCAGCCTAAACATTTGTTCTTCGTATCTTTTAAAAGTGCTTAAAGCAACGCCAGCAGCAGTACCTATAGCAGCGAACCCAACGCCAGCAGCAAGACCCGCTGCGCCAAACCTAGCAAGACCTGTAGCTAAGAAAGATAATCGACCAGATACACCGCCAAGTGGGCCAGTTAATACGGCAGCAGAGTTAGAGGCTTTCTTTAGCCCCATAACCATATCATCTGTTTTTGTCTTTACCTTACCAGCAGCCGTGGAGGTTTTATTTAATTTTTCAGCTAACTTTGCTTGTTTCTTTGCAAGCCTCTCTGATGCTTTTGCGGCTGCTATTTTTCTTCTTGCAGCCTCTTTGTAAGCATTTATTTCAGCTCTTTGTACAGCTATTAGTTTTTTTGCTGCTTCTTTTTCTTTTATTTTTTCTCTGGTTAGTTTTGCAGACGCAGCTTTTTGCTGTTTTATCTTCTCTGATAAACTTTTTCTTTTTAATTCTTCTCGATGGGCATTTATATGCGCTTTTTTAACAGCACTAAGCTGTAAGGCATACGCTTTTATTTCAGCTCTTTTTATAGCGTTAGCTTTTTTTGTTGCTTCGGTATTAGCGTTTGTCGCAGTAGTGCTTGCTTTTTGAGCCTTAGACCCATCACTAATAGATTTGGCAGTTTTACCAGACTCCGTTGCTAACTTCTTTAGCTCTTTGTTAGCTTCTTTTATTTCAGAAGTGTCTGCTTGAAATATCAGTCTTGCGATTGTGTCTGCCATTGTTTTAGCCTTTCTTCATCTAAGCCTAAAATGGCATTTATTTGCCATCTATCTAAGTGTTCGTCATACAGTTTAGAGTAAGCCAATATATCTTGCAGACCTATACTCTCCACACCTTTAGAGATTAGACAGTAAGCATTCCAAGTGCTGATAAGGTGGTCGTCAAGGGTAGGTTGATCGTGCAACTCTCTAGGAGCGCGACCAGATATTCTTTCAATAGCTTTCCACTGTTCTAGCCTTGTGGATTTACTACCCTTGATTCTACCGTTAGCAAAAAAAACCCATTTGCCAAACGCGATTATTTTTTCGGCTTGGCTGTCGTAAAATTTGACCTGTCAGCCATAAAAGTGTCAATCTGATCTCTGATGTAAGGGGCTTTTGTGTATAACTCCTTGCATAACTTTTTAGTAAAGTTTTCGTCTGTGCCGCGCCAACCTATTGTTGATGCAACCAAACTATCTATAGTCATTAACTCGTCATCAAAGTCTTTGTTCGCTCTAAGAGCTTCCATATATGATTTCTGCTGCTTCTTTGCTTGCGCTCGGAATACAGGAGAGTCCATACCCATTACTTTAATGAAAAGGCCTGTTTCATTACCTTGGTCATCAAGTATCTCTACTTCAGAGCCAGCTTCGTGTAAATCAGTTGTATAAAGTTCACTTACTTTCATAAATCACCCTTTTTAGTTAAGTAAAGCCCCGCCCAGCGAGGCTATTTAGTCTTACTATAAATCTGTATCAATTACCAATGCAGAAGTTGCTGCGTTATTAGCTACTGCAACAAAGTCCATAGCTACAGATAACAACCCTTCACCGCCTACTTCAACAGCACCAGTAGTGTAGATAATTTTAGCCATAGTAAAACTCATACCAGTAGCCCCTGAGCCAAAGCTGACTGTTAGAGAGCTTGAAGTGTTATTAATAAACTTCTCTAAGAGAGCATCGCTTTGAAAGTGAGCAGTTACAGAGCCACTTACACGACATTTACCGATACCACCTTGGATTGGAATAACCGCACCAACCTTGTTAGTAGTCTCAATACCGTTCTCAACAGATAAAGAAAGGTCTGTTAAGATTGCATCAAGCTCACTAGAGGTAATTGTAGCGTCAGAAGAATGGAAAGGGTTGTTAGCTTCAACATAATTACTTCCGTCATCATCTGGATCGGTATCAGAAGGTGCAGTTTCAGTAGTCATTGTTGCGCCAACAATACCAACAGAGCACTCAATAAGACCGTCAGCAGGAATACTCATTGAAAAGTTATTAAACTCACAACCTTTATAAATATGTGCGTCATCACCACCGTTTAGGTCAGTGCCGAAGTCTTGAGCTATAGTGTAAGATTGACGAACTGAGCCAATCTCCATAGCACCACCACTTAACGCATCATCTCCCAAAACTCCGCGCAACATTTCTATGTATGCTGGCTGGTGAGCTAAATCAAAAGCTATTTCACCTGTAACAGAGTGGGCGCCCATAATTACGTCTTGTAATTCACGATTGCCAGTAATAACCGCAGATTCGTGATTAGTCTTAGCTAAACTTAAACTAGCAGACTTAAAAGGGATGATTGTGTAGTCAGTCCCAGTTGCAGCCGTTCCATAAGTTGTTTCTTCTTTAAAACCAACTACTACGTTAGTTCCACTTGCAATTGCCATAATTAACTCCTAGCGGGCGTTACCGCATAATAAGATACATCTATATTTCTAACAAAAAATGCACCATCTCTGCGCCCAACGCCTAGTGATACGTTTAAAATTCTAACGGTAGTACCACTGTGGGTCAAAACCGTACCTCGTTTAAATGTGTTGGCTATTGAATCCATATCATCTTCAAAAGCGCCAATGCCAACTTCATTAAAATAATCTATCTGGAATATACCTTGGTGGTAATCTGTTCCAGTAGTACCTAGTGACGCTGCTGTTGTATCAGCAGGTAACAAAGTTCCTCTAATCCATTTTATACCAGCAGTTCCTTTATCAAAAGTAGATAAATCAACTTCTTGATTCTCAAAGACTCTATTGGTAAATCCTAAAGAGGATAGCCCATCAAATTGAGTCTCCAGGGCTACCCTAATGTTTCTATAGTCTCTAGCAGTATCGCTCATTTAAAATCCTTAACTGCGTTCTTCATACTAATTCGCATCATTCCTTGAGGTGCTCTTGCAAACCCACCAGTTTCTATCTTATAAGCGTAGTGTAATGAGTTGGTAAAATATATAGGCTCGCCCATTTTACTTTTATCTATCTTACTTGTTACACGATCTGCGCTATCAAGGCTATCTGCCCCATCATCATCTGGGTTTCTACCGCTAGTAGCAATAACTGGAGAACCAAAACTTGCATACCAACTATTCCTTAGCTTACCTGTGTCTTTAGATGTTTTTTTGACAGTACTAACCATTACATCTGACACAACTTTTTTAACAACCTTGTGAGCATCTTCAATAGCTATATTTGTGTAAGCCTTAACTTCTGAGTCTAAGCTCATAATAAATTACCGTAGTCGCTGGCTGCACTGGGTTAATTTCTATAACTCTTAATTTCTCAGAGTTAATTGTTGCTGTATCACCAATTTTAGGCGGTGTTGCGGAGTACGCAACGGCTGGAATCTCGATAACTTGTGTAGTGTTATCGCTTTCTTCAGCCTTACTCTCATTAAACAAAACCACTTTAGCAGTATATGTCGTTTGGCTTGTACTACTCATACCCGAAGATGGGCTGTAACTGCCACGACTGAAACGGGAGAAGGTTACAGACTGACCGAAATCAGTGAGTAATCTTTCCGCTGTACTTGCTAGTGGTGCATAGTCAAAGGCCATTATGCCCTCACAACCCTCATCGGGCTTTTGATTAGCTTTCTAAGCGCCTGAGCAGCCGCAGGAAGCAAAGTACGATCTGCGCTTGAGGATTTATACTCTACCTCAATCTCGCCTATCTTCTCTTTTACAGTCTCTCTGGAGATTGGGTCGTTTATACCAAAACCCTGCTCAAAGCCATAAGCTAACTCGTAAATAGAAACTAATACCTCTTTAGGTATATCGTCTGTGTCTTTGCCATAACCATCGATATTTACACCGCTTCTAGGCCATTGCAAAGATTGTGCTTCAGTGGCTTTCATACCAATGAAGTCTAAATTCTCAAAGTAATCCATCGCCCGCAGAATATATGCCTCTGCTTGCGCGTCACTTATATCTGTACGACCAATGTATCTAGCATTTAGGTAGGCATCGTAAGCAGCAACAGTAACATAACTGTTAGCATTCGTTGCCTGTTGTCCTGTTTCTACCGTTAAAGCCATTTCTTCACCCTAAAAAAATGGGCGACCTGCAAGGGAAAAGGGAGAGAAACCCAAGCAAGCCACCCAAAGCACTAAAAAATTAGCCTAAGATAGTAGTAACAAAGTCTGGTTTCCAGACCTTAACACCCCATACCGCGCCAACTTCTAACAACGTACGTCTGTAGCCTTTGTAGATACGCACTTCAAATACTAGACCTGAATGTGGGTCTTGAACGATAAGCGAATCATCAGCAGCATCACCAACAGAAGGAACAGCAGGAGCGCGCATAGCAAGCTCGATTGCGTTTCTGTGGAATACAGAGTTAGCGGTGTAGTTGTTGTCGATTGCAACAGCAGAGTCGTTAGCAACCGCATCAATTAAGCCAGAACCGTTAAGAACGATAGTTCCACCAGAAGCGTCAGCAGTACCAGTACCAACGACATATTTCTGACCTGCGCCACCAAACTGTACTGAATCACCAGCAACGATAGTAGATGAACCAGTACCGCCATTTACAGCGATAGAAGTTGCACCAGCAGCGTCTAGTACGTCAGTTAAAGGGCTGCCCGCTAGAGTGCCTTTAGTGTGAGAAGCAGCTTGACCAGTTTCACGCAAGTTAATGCCGTGTGCATTGATAAGAATACCTTGCTCACGAACATCAGTTGAACCAGATTGGTTAGCGTTAAACATAGCAGCGTCAGTGCGAACATTTACACCAGCAGCAGTATTCATAACACATTGTAAATTACCGTCAAACTGTGGCGCACCACCGTCTACTAACTGCTGACGAGCAGAAGCTAATAAATCAAGGTTAGAACCAAAAGCAGCAGTACCAGCAGTACCACCAGCAACAGTGCGAGCACCATTCTTAGCAGCTAAAGCTAGGTCAGCTTCCATTTGATTAGTAAGTTTACGCATTGCTTGTGCAATTAAGTCACCGTAAACAGAATCATAACGACCAGTGTTGCGAAGCAATTTCTCTTGCTCTGCACCTAGTGGAATCTGTACAGCTTTTGCGTTACCTAAAGTTAAAGTCTCACCAGTGATAGAAGTAGCTTCACCTTCTGGAATAGACATTGCACCTGTGCCAATATCCTGCAAAGCACCAGCTTCAGCAGTAAAGGCAGCAGTTACGTTATCACCAACAGCAGCACGTGAGCTATCAGCGTTCATAGTTACAGCAGGAATGTAGCCAACAGCTTCACGACCTACAGTATCGGCAGCAACGAAAATATCGTTTGCTAGACTTGTTAAGGTTAAATCACCCATTACGGTTCTCCAAAAAAATAATTAAATAATTTTGCCGCCAGATTTAACAAAATTCATACGCTTTACCGCATCCATTGAGTCAAAATCCGTACGACTTACTTGTTTGGTATCCCCAGCCCCGCTGCTTCCACCTGTTGCGCCACCCCCAGCGGCTTGTGACCCGTCAACCAAAAACGGGTATTCCGCTTTTATTGATTGTGTCAATTCTTCTACGCTACTAACGGTTAAGTTACCATTAGTATCTAAAACTCGTACCTCACCATCTACTAAAGATAGACGCGAGGAAATTTGCTGCGACAATAAGTTGGCTCTGGCTGTGTCCTTTGTAAGCGATGCGGCAACTTTACTTGCCTGACCTTCTACCTGTTGCTGCTGTAAATTAGCCTTTAAAGTCGCTAACTCGTCAGCCGCCTTCTGTCGCTCTGACTCAGAACTGTTATATAACTGCTCAAAGTCATTTGCCTTCCGCAGCTTTTCAGCCGTTTCTAGCCTTGCTAGTTCTTCCGCTTCCATTGCCTTCTGCTGCACCGTTTTCTTTTCGGTTAGCAATTCGTCAATTTTACGCTTTAAACCACTTACATCTTCTTTCGGTACACCGTCTACATTCAATGTATATCCATCTTCGCCCTGCGAATACAAACCTTTTACTGAATCATCTAACGTATCGAAACTTTCTTCACTCACTTTGTATTGAATAGTCATCTATAACCCCTAGTTATAAAAATGTCGTCACCCTGTGACAATTTGTTCTATATATCACTCTCATCTTCAGATGTCAAAGGCTCTTGATCTTCTTCATCTAATTCAGGCTCAATTTCAGGTTCTTCTGGAATTTTCGCCATTTCTGCCGCTAGTTCAGCGTCAATATCTTCATTACTGCGACCGTCCTTAACAATACCTTGCTGTCGAGCAAGTTCTTGCATATCAGACTTCGCAATAAGGTTGCCTTCGTTTAATTGCATAGCCGCCATAAGCATTTGTGGGTCTGCAACGTCATCGAAGAACTTAGTATTTAGAATGAAGGTCGATTCCTCATCCGCACCCATAAACATACCGCACCACTCGATGCAGGTCTTGATGCCTTCGGACACATTATCCGCAATGGTAGTTAGGATAGAAGTTTCGCCAGCTTGCTCAATTAAACTTTGCGTTGCTGTCTTAGCTGCGCCAATTTCAATCATTCTCGCGCCAAGTTTTCGCATTTGTTCTTCTTTGCGAGACATAAGTTTGTCAGCTAACTGGTTTTCGGAAGCCTGTACAACAGAAAAGCCACCAGAATCACCTAAGAAGTGACCAGCCATAGAGCCAACGGTAATTCCGTTAGGGTTAGCCTCTTGAAATTGGCTTAAAGACATAGTTGAAGATACACCGAGCGTTAATTGACCGTGAACAAAGCAGTTTTCTTCTAAATCTGCTGAGTTTCGGTAATGTGCAATGTTAATGTAAGCAATATCACCGAGTGGCGGTACGTCAACAGTGGTGTCGTTATTTTCTGAGCCGATAATAAATAAAGGGATAAAATTAAACGTAGTTCCATCAGCTTTTGTCGGGGTATACTCTTTAGTTATATACTCGTCATCTCGATATACCTGTTGAGTATATACACCATTCTTTAAGCGTAGAACTCGGTACTGTTTCTGGGGTTCATAGCCAAACTCATCTTCGTCTGCGTCATATTCTTCGCAAAGTACGGCTAAAGTCAGGATTTTCTGCCCATTAATGACTTCTACACGCCAATTGATGAAGTTTTCAGCAGTGTATCGGTTTATTGTGGCTTTTGGAGCTAATCTATCGAATTCTTCTAGCGATAAACCCGATTCTACTTCGGGGTAGTCAACTAATAGGCAGTGACGACCCTTACCGATGACTTCACCAGCTACATCTTTAGCTAAACTTGTTAAAGACTCGCCAGCACCGTCAGAGTTATCTTTTAGGTATTCTATTTCAGGGGGAAGTATGCATTCAGGTTCATTTCTGAAGATTGCACCCGCTAAACCCTCTTTAGTTTTACCAGTGAAGTTTACAAATACAGCTCGCTCTAAATAATTTATGTAGCGAGTGTCATTTGGGTGCACCCCTTCCATTGGTGGAAGATATTTTGAGGTTGCGTTTTTTATGGCACGTTGACCTTCACAACAGTCCTCGATCATTTGCCATTCTTTAAGGTAGGTACGATATTCTGGGTTTTGTTGTTCAACACTCATAATTAGATCACAAATCTGAACGGCACAGCCGCTATAGGTTTAATAATAGGTAGTTCGTGTGCAATAGGATAAGTCGCAGCGTCTATTAAGTGATCTAAACCACTCGTTTTATCGGGGACACCGTTATTATCATACGTCAATTGCTCTAAACTACTTGACAATTCAGGACATTGCTCCGAATTTACCATAACTTGCAGTGAATCGAAAGCGGCGTTCGCTGCCATCACTCGATCTTTGATAAAAGGGTTCTTTTTGGGTGCTCTACACTCAAATCCAGCCGCTTCTAAGAGAGTTATGTCGGAGATACTTGCATTAACTGTTTTTCTACTCGCGCCAGAGGCATCTGGGTAGATAGCAATGTTTTGGTCGGGGAATTTAGTTTTCAAAGTGTGAATCATAGTTGGCGTATCGTAGATTCCCGTTAATTCTTTAACTGCGTGATAAACGCCTTCACGATAAACGAATACGACAGCAGACATATTGGTTACGTTGAAATCCATTCCGACCATTAGGAAATCAAAGCGCGTAATAACCTCTTGGCTCTCATTTTTATCACGGTTGTACCCGTTATATACCGTTCCTTGGGTTAAGTTGACGAATTCACCGTTAAGGTAGGCAGATAAGAGGTTACTAGGGTAAATAGCCTTCAAGTTATCCACATAATCGGCAGGAAGGTGCGGGTTTGATGTTGTTGGCGCTTGTATTAGCTCAAAGCCTTCTCTGGGGTCTTTTTTCCAGTATTTATAGACAAACTTGAAGCCTTCAGGCGTAGTGGTCACTCCGATTGTATTGGGTTCGCCACTGGGTTTGATCTCACGGTTACGAGCCATTATTGCGCGGAATGCAGCCGCAGCTTCAGATTCTTTTAGGGTGTCTAATTCGTCAATATCGGCATCGGCGTGTGCGTAACCGATGATTCTGTTGACGTTTTCCATAGATCGGAAGATGATCTTGCCGTAATTGCCTAGATCAATGTAGTTAAGGGGTGATTTATGGAGTTTATAGGGTATTTTCAGTTCGGTTAGTAGTTCCTCAAAGCGAGGCCACGCAATCATACGAATCAAATCGTAGGTAGGCTCGTAGAAACCCCTATTGGTACTAGGGTTTCGGAGTTTACCGATGATACAACGCTGCACCGCAGCTTCAGTCTTTCCCGCCCCGAAGCCAGCAACTAACGCTGGGAACTTCGCCTTGGTATTGATATAATCGAACTGCGGTTTGGTTGGTACTAACTTAGCCATAAAGCTCCCAAATTCCCCGAAGGGGAGAAATTTTTTTTAGGTTATTCTGGAGCTACAATTTCGATATTTATGGGTTCAATACGCGATTGTTGGTCAATATCCATCTTATCGGTCTGACCTAATAGGTTTTTACCTAAGAATATCGCTAATTGGGTGTTTCCATCCATAGCCATCTCTAGTTGTTTGCGTCTAAGCCCTTTAATGGCCTCGAAGCGACCTCTATCAATGGCAGCCTTGAAATCGGGGTTATTTCTATACCTATCCTCTATAACATCTTCGGAGCAGTTAAAGAACTTACCCAACTCTATGAAGCTACAGTATGAACGAGATAATTCTTCCACTTCTACTAAGTCAAATTCAATCATAGGTCTGCCGCGTTTACGATCTGTCATCTCAATTATCCGTTAAAAATTTATGTGGTGTATTATCGCGCCGTATATATAAATCCCATTCGGTGCACCCCCCCTCTCTTACTCTCACTGATACCCGTGAGGCTCTCTGAATGGCGTGCTGGCGAAAAAAACAAGCAAGGCAATACGATAAGGCGAGTATAGTGGCAAAGCGCTTAGAATGGCAAGGGGCGCGTTATAGTTGTATTGACAATATGCCGACGGTGAAAATATATATTTTAAAGATATTAGGTTGTTTTGAGTAAATAGCGGGCAAAAAA